TGTTGGGTTTAAGGCTGTTGATAAGTCTTATGTTGAATATTGGGATGACGATAGTGATGACACAACCGCCAAGGAACCAAGAACTGTTGATTTTTCAGAAATTGTTTTCAAACTGAATGATGGAACCAAAAAGACTTGGGATTATGCAACTGCTCATACTGGTACTTATGAAGTTCAAAGTATCACTGATGTAACCCCAGCAGAGAACGATGTATATGCATTGACTTATGGTGATGATACAATCACTACTGCTGCTTTGGGTGCTGCTGCTGATACTGATGCTTTGGTTGCTGCTCTACAGGCTGCTGATGGTTATGGTGATCTTCCGTTCACTGTTGCTGCTGGCACAAATGCAATTACATTGACTTGGAAAACTTATGTCCTTGTTGATGATCTTGCAACTATGGAAAAAACTACTGGTTCTGGAACTCCGGTTTCTTCTCAGACCACAGAAGGACTTGACCAGACCACGCTTTCTCAGGCTAAATATGCTGTTGCTGCTATTGTTACCGCTACTTCAGCAACTGCTATTGCTGCTTAATCGTTAAACTAAAAATGGGATACAAGAAAATTAATTCTTATATCCCATTTTTCATCCGCCATATATAACAGATGTAGAAAACCCCACTAACTAATGTGTCTGTTACAATATATGAAGTGTATGTTTGAATATGGTGATCAAATCCATATAAACATAAAGCCTAAACTTCAGCTTGGGTATTGTTACTATTATTTAATGTGGAACTCCGTTGATTAAAACTGTCCCTGATATATTAGTTGAACCAGAACCAGCATTAATATTGATGTTCCCATTATTAGAACTTATATTTAGATTTCCATCTTTTGTAATCATGTCAATTTTTGTATCTGATTTTATATCCATTCCTCCTGATCCAGTCATACCCATTACAGACCCACCACCACCACCAGTTGGTGTAATTGTGACAGATGGTGCTGTAATAGCCACAGATGATCCAGCAGAAATGTTTGCTGATGATCCAGTGCTTATATTTGTATTTGATCCTGCATTAACATTTACATTTGATCCTGCATTTATAGTCACATTATCACCAGTTGTGATTGTTGAATTTCCACCAACATTTACATTCCAGTCACCACCAATTTCAATATTTTCATTTTCTACTGTAATACGGTTTCTTTCACCAATATTTATTTCATTATTCTGAACTTGTGAAATAATCTGTATTGCACCATTAGGCAAAAGTTCATATCCTGAACCTGATTTATGAATAATTTCAACAGTTTCTAATCCTGGTGTGTCATTAACAATTATAATGTGTCCAGACCTTGATTGTAACACCTGAACCAACGGATATTGAAATGCATTATAAGATGTTTCAACATATGTTCCTTGATATAAAGCTTTTTTAGCTGATACAGTTTCATTTGACTCACCAGAACCTCTTGCAATTTCATTTATATCATTTTCATTATCTGTGTATGTGTGGACTGACCCAAGAACTAAAAATTCTTGTTTGGAATCTTCATCAAGAAAAAATCCAAACACCATATCACCAATTTGATAACCAGTTGGAGTAATACCAATGCCTTTAGTTGATGAATTTCCTGATCCAGAACAAACATTAGACCATTTCAAGGATTCTGTTGGAATCATTGTTTTTGATTCAGAATGTATATCAAATAATCTTACTCTAATTCTACCATTTTTATTTGGGTCATCTACGTCTTCAACTTGCCCAAAGCTTATCATTACATTTTCAATCATATAACCTCCTATTTTACAATTTCAATAGGAACATTTATTGAAAATTTTTCTGATGAATTGATCATTGAAAATTTGACTTCAGCGTTCAATCTTCCATTTTGAACATCATGGCTTACATGAACATCTATCAATTCACACAATGGACAATGTGTTTTTATGTTTTCTGTTATAGTGTCTTTGATTATAACCAATGTCTGAGTTCCAGATACCTTGAAATGTTTATCATACATTCCAGAACCAATGTTATAATCATCAAATTTATATTCTGATGCAGATGCTAATGTAACATTCACAATATCTTGTGATACTGCATTGACATCCTTTCTTTGTGAAACATCACCAGAAACTGGATGCCTTGTTAGAGTTAGGTCAATATCTTTTACCATATTTTTATTCCTTTTTTAAAACCATGCTTTCAGCAACAAGTTTTATAGTTAAAACATTGTTTTTTATTGTTAATTTCCCATCAAGTATTGAATTTATGTATAATTCATTCATTTTCATTGCCAATTCATATTGACACACACAACTAATATCAGACTTAATTATCAAATCAGTTGTCATGATATTCAGATGACAAGCTTTAAATTTGAAACCAAAATCTTTGAATATTGGAATTGATACCCATGTAACATTGGCATATTCTTTACATGGGTATACATAAAAATTTAATTTTTTAACATGTTTAAAAATGGTAGAATATCCCATTTTTTGAAAATCATCACGTTGTAAAAGTTTGAAAATGTTTTCTGGTATACAAAATTTATCTTTTTTCTGTTTAGGATAAAAAATATTTTTTTGTTCAATTCCTTCAATAACACCACATTTTCTTTTCAAACGTTCTATTTCTGGACTTATAAGGTTCATGATATCACACCCTCATCATTTAGTTTGTTTTCTTTTATCAATTTCAGCAGAAATTTGTTCTAATAAAATTTCAGTATGCCATGGTATCATATTAAGATATTCTTGGAAAGGTACTTTCCAATGTTCATTTAAAATAAATTTTAAATTGAACCAGGATGCAATATCAACAACACCTATGCCTATCCTAAAACCTGTTCAATTGAATTAAATTCAAAATCATGTTCATATCCACATTTTGAACATTTAATTTTCATTTTATTCTGGATATGTGGAATCCTTGTAAAAAACTTATTAAAAATTTCAATCTTTTTAATTGGTGTTATTGAATCCATAAATTCATCTAATTCTTCTCTTGTGAAATCATCATATACAGTTTCTTCATCAAAAATGCAATTAATACACGGTTTAATAATATCCATCATATTATTTGAGTCAACATTAAAATCATCGTCTGAATATGATTCAAATGAAGGAATATCAAACATAATGCTAACACCACCTAAATCAAATGTGGTTTGGAATTCATCAGGTGTTATAATTTTAAATTCTGTAAAATCAATGTCAAATGAAATCTTATTTCCACATGGTTGACCATTAAATCCATTTTGACACCTATATGATAATGAATGTTTTTCACCAACACTTTTCGCATGAATAAATAGAAAGATGTGTTCAATTATGAAAAATGGAATTTTTTCAACATTAACATCACCCTTAATACAATCTTCAAGAATCTGAATAACTGCATTTTTTCTTTCTGCTGCTGAGCCATTTTTTGATTCAGCAAGCAACACTTCATGACTGTTCACATATGGAAAATACTTATATTTATATTCAACACCATTAACAATTTCATTATAATTATATTGTGGTCTAACTAATTTAGGTAACGCCATTTTAAATCTCCTTTGTTTTATACTGTGTTTTTCTATAATTTTTCCAATTTTTAATATTACAATTTGATTTATGACAACCATCATCCCACCAACATGCATATGAAATCAAACTTTTACGCTTTTTTCTACTGTATTTATAATGGTCTTTATCATTATATAGACTTGCTTCTTTATGTGAAAATATAGAACTATTCCTATAATAATTTGAATCTCTTTTTCCAGAAAATGGAACTGGGTCACATCTATATTTAAAATAATATCTTGAATTCCATCTTCTATTATATTGAAATGTTTTCTTAGAAACAGGTTTATTAATATTTTCTTTTGTATTTTCATATACATCATCAATAATATCTGAAATTCTAACATTTCTTCCATATTGATCAACAATAATATGATCAACTTTTTTATATTCATTAAAAAAGTATCCATATGTATTATACATTACATAGGTATCATTAAATGTTGTACCAATAAAAAACCTACCAGTTCTAATTTTATCTTTAGTATCTGATTTTAACCAAGCTAAAGAATGAAAATCATCAGGTGTAAAAAAATCAATCATTTTTGACCAACATTCAAAAGTATGAATCAAATTATATTCTTTATCATATACAAAAAGTTTAAAATCATCTTTAAACAACATATCAACACCTTTTTTTATTATTAAATATTTATACCAAAATAATATGGTTTTCAAACAAAGTCAAGGAGAAATTTAATGAGCATTAATGAAAATACAAGCACAACACCTTATTTTGATGATTTTTCTGTTGCTGAAGCTGCTTTATATCAAGCGATTTTATTCCGCCCCGGATATACCGTACAAGCCAGAGAGCTAAATCAAATAAGTTCAATATTAAGAAAACATATACAACGCCTTGCATCTGGACTTTACTCCCATGGGTCTTTGATAAAAGGTGATGGTGTATCAATTAAACAAAAACAATATTTAAAAATTACATACACTGGTTCAACATCAACAGGATCAATTGCTACATATAGTGACTATACACTTTATGTAAGAAACTCAGATGCATTGACAGCTATCATAGATGTTTTAACAGAATCAACAGATACAGACCCAACAACATTCCATGTTTCATACATTGATTCAGGTACGAATGGTCTTCAAAGTGAATTTTCTGTTGGTGATAGCCTTGTAATTTCTGCTGATATCAATGGAACAAAAGTTGATGTCGGAACATGTTCAATTTCTGATACTGGTTATGGTACAGTTGCAATCGGAAATGAAAGCATCATGATGATTGATGATGTTTTTTGCACTATTGAAGAATTTGCTATTCCAGCAACAAAATATTCTATTGAAGATGTTGCAAGAGTTGGTGTAACTATAACTGAATCTATTGTTACTGCAAGTGATGATAAAACATTATATTCAAATGCTACTGGTGAACCTAATTATAAGGCAGAAGGCGCACATAGATATAAAATTGAATTGGTGCCTACTGTTATTGGTGATCTGGAAACAGAAGATGGAAATTTTGTTGAAATTGTAAGGGTAAGCAATGGTTTAGGAACTGAAACCGTAAATAGAATTGATCTTAGTGATCTGAAAAGTGAAATTGCAAGATCAATATATGAAGAATCCGGTAATTATTCTGTTGAACCATTTGAAGGATTTTTACGTGAACATTTGGATGATGGTATAAATGATGGTCTTTTGACAGAAGCAAATGGTGGTGATTCATCAAAATTTGTTCTGACAATTAAAGGTGGCCTTGGATATATCCATGGATATCGTGTTAAAAATGAAATTGAAAATATAGTTATTGACAAAGCAAGGGATTATAAAGAAGTTAACAATCATTCAATTCCAAGTGTTTATGGTAATTATATCCTGGTTGATAATTATTATTCCACACCAACAATTGATCTTGAAACACCTGTTCAACTTTATGATTCTGTTCATGCTGGTAGTGGTTCAATGGGTGCTGGTAGTGCAATTGGAACATGTAATATTAGATATATCCAAAACTATAATGCAACAACATTTAAAATATTCATTTTCAATGTTGTTTTAGATACAGGGAAAACGTTTAGTGATGTACAAGGTATTTATTATTCAGATGATGATAATCTTTTTGCTGGTGATGTTGTAAATTCATTTCTTTATGATTCATCAAATAATAGTTTATTATTTGATGTTGGTGTTGATGCTGCTAAAACTCTGAAACCTGGTGGAACAACTGATACAACATATACAGTCATGAAAGAATATAATGTAACAACTGATGCAGATGGAAAAGTGACTATTATTGCTGGAACTGGATCATATTTTGATTCATTTGGTTTTACCAATTATGTTGGTTCTGTAACTGGTGGGGTAAATGATGGCACTGTTTTTGATTTGACTGATAAGATAACTTTAACTGGTTCACCTGTTGGGCAATCTATCCTTGTTGATTTGACTGCAACATATGGATTGACTGATATTAAAATACTTGCTCCTGTTATAAAATCAGAACCTGTTGAAAAGACAAAGACCAAAACAACACATGAAGAAACCGTAACTTTCACTGATGAAAATTCTGTGTCTTTATCAAACGTGGATGTTTTTTCATTAGTTTCTGTTGTTAGGTCTGGTGATATAGTTGACCAAACAAATCTTTTTACAATTGATTCAGGAATGAGAAATTCTTTTTATGATGTAGGGTTGTTAAAAACTGCTGATGGTTTGCCTATCACTGGTGAATATGTTGTTGTTTATGAATATTTTGAATCCACACAAGGGGATTATTTTAGTGTTGATTCTTATTCTGGTATTGATTATGAAGATATCCCAACTTATACGTCATCTGATGGTTCTTCATATGATTTAAGGGATATGATTGATTTTAGACCATATAAAAATGATAGTAGCACTTTTGTTGGAGTTACAAGCAATGGTGATATTGTCAAGCCTAATGACACCATTCGTGCTGACATTCAATATTATTTACCAAGAATTGATGCAATTTATGTAACAAAAGATGGTGAATTTGGAAATGTTAAAGGCGTTCCTGCATTGATTCCAAATGAACCTGAAATGATTGAAAATGCTATGAAATTGTACACAATTACAATTCCTGCATATACATTATCAACAGAAGATATTTCAATGTATTTTATTGAAAATAGACGTTATACAATGAGGGATATTGGTGATCTTGAAAGTAGAATTGAAATTCTTGAAAATGTGGTCATATTGAATCAGATGGAAGCTTCATTGAATAATACAACAGAATTTGATCAAGCAACTGGAATTGCTAAATTCAAAAATGGTTTTATTGCAGATGGATTTCAAGATTATTCTGTTATTGATACTGATGATACTGAATTTTCAGCAAGTTTGGATATTGATGAAGGCATTTTGAAGCCTAATTTTGAAGATATTGGTGTTGATATAGAGGTTGATTCAAGCACTAATGCAACAATCAATGAATTTAAAATAACAAATGAATTCACTACAACACCAACAACTGAACAAATATATGCAACAAAAGATATCAATGTGAATCCACATAAATCTTTTTCATATAATGGTGATATTGTTTTACGTCCTACAAGAGATTTTTGGAAAGATAGGAAGGAAACTGCGCCAGTTATTATAAATAAAGTTGGAAAATATTCAAGACTGTTGAAATCATGGAAAGATTGGGAAAGCCCTAAACATGTTATTTCAGCGACAGGTGAACTAAGTAGTGTATCTGTCAAAAATGATTTAACTTCCATGAATGAATCAATCAAAAAATATAATTCCAAAAAAACATATCAGATTGAACATATGCGGAGAAAGGAAGTAAGTTTTTATGGTAGTGGTTTTAAACCGTCTACAATCCTTTTTCCAACATTTGATGGAAAGGATGTAAGTTTATATTGTAAACCGTCTGATGGTTCTTATGGTGATACACTATTAACTGATGCAAACGGTTCTATTGAAGGTGTATTTTATATCCCCAATACGTCAACAAAACGTTTTAAAGTTGGTGAAGCTCCTTTTGTTCTTACTGATTCTGGTGGAAGTGTTGGTAAAACAACATATAAAGCAAAACAAGCTGGTATTGGTATTGGCACCATAACAAGCGATTATAAAGAATCACGTTCAAAGGGCAGTAATCAATCATATGGTAATAAATTGGTTTCAACTGAAGAAATTACTACATGGAAAGACCCGATTGCACAAACCTTTGTTGTTGGTTCAACTGGTGGTGAATTTATAACTGATATTTCATTATATTTTAAATCTAAAGATGATACATATCCAGTTACAATTGAAATTGTTAAATGTCAGTCTGGCATCCCGACAAATAACCGGGTTCCTGATGCAATAGCAACTGTTAATTCAGAAGATGTTAATATTTCTGATGATGGTGGAACTTCAACCGTATTTGAATTTGATGAACCAATATTTTTAGACGACAATACACAATATGCAATTTTGGTTAACGCCAATTCAACAGCATATAAATTGTTTGTTGCTAAAACTGGTGATGTTGATTTAGCAAGTGGATTATCCGCATCAAAACAGCCTAATGTTGGATTATTTTATACTTCAAAAGGAGAAAACAATTGGTCTTTAGTTGAAGAAAACGCAATTAAATTTAAAATGAATAGAGCATTATTCACTACAGGCACGACAGCAACAATTGAATTTGCCTGTGTTGCACCAGAAGATAAACCCTGTCCGTTTAACGCAATTACAACAACAAATGCAAGTCAAGACGTTGTAATAAAATTGACAAATCATGGTTTAAAAACTGGTGATAGTTTCACAATTATTGGTGCTGATGGTGGAAATGGTATATCTGATACAGATATTAATAAGGAACAAACTGTTATATCATATACTCAGAACACTATAACCACAACTTTAGCAACAGCAGCAACAGCAAGTGGGGCTATTGGTGGTGATGAAATAAGAATTGTTCATAATTATCAATATTCATTGTTTAACTCTATCATTGATACTATGCAATTTGATAATACAACTATCAATTGGTATTATAAAACCAAATTACAAGATGATAGGAGTACGTCTGCATGGAAAGAATTTATTATGAATAATACTGTTGAATTAGACGATGAAGCTGTTGTTCTTGAATCTGGTGATTTTATGTTGAAAGCTGAAATATCAACAAGTGTAGATAACCTTTCAACGCTTATTGATTTAGATGGTGCTGTTGTTGCATTAATTGGTCCTTTATTGGGTATTGAAAGTGAAGGAGCTTATAATTATGTAACAAAGACTATTGCATTTTCAAATATTTCAACTATGTTGAAAACTTATATTCATACCAAAATTCAATATGCAAATGATATGAGTGTTTATTATAAGCTTATTTCTGATGCTGGTGAAAATATTGATGCATTGCCATGGGTTAAATTTGAAAATGATGCAGGAAGTGTTATAAAAAGTGAAAGTTTTGTTGAACAGACATATACACTTGAAGATACCTCTTTCATTGGTGTTAAATTCAAGATTGCATTGTCTGGAACTGATAGGATCAATTATCCTGAAATTAAACAATTTGGTGCAATAGCATTCATATAAAAAGAATGGGGGTTGATTAATTTCAACCCCATTTTTATATTATAAAAACAACCCGTGAAACATTAAAAAAATGAAAACGTGAAACATGCATGGTTAATACTGTTTTCAGCTAAAATGCACCAGAATAGTATATATTATATATTATATTATATTTTTGTGTTAATTTTTTAATGAATACGTTGTTTCAAACAATGTTCAGTTATTGAAATGTGTGAATAATGATAATCAATAGAATGTATCATAATTTCTTCTAAAGTTTTTGTTAAATATTGACCATAAAATATATCAAAAAATGTGCTTATAAACAATATCTTTAAAAAACCTTCATTTTTAAAATATCCATAAAAAATTTATCAATAAAATCAATAACTTAAAACGCTAAAAATAGCCATCGTGTATAACTATACACGTAGTTTTGTAAGTGGTTGATTTTATTAAAGAATTAAAAAGTTCAAAAAACTATAAATTTAACTCCTTTTCAGTCCAGATTTCAAACCCACAACCACTTTCTTTACAATAATCTTTAGCAGCATCCCATTTTGCTTGGTTCATTTCCCATTCATTTAAAAGATAATCATATTTTGGTTTATATAATTTACATTTTGGTTTGATTTCGATTAATTTAATTCCATTTTTAGTTTCAATCTTTAAATCAACTATATAATTATTAATATTTCCATCTAATTCATATGGAATTACAATTGTTTCTGACTCCCATTTTAGAATGTTTTCATCTTCTTCAATCATTTGAAACGCTTTTAATTCATATGATGATCTATAAATTGGTTCAAATTCACCAGAATACTTTTCTTGATATTTTGGAATGTATTGACCTGTGATGTAATTTGAATTTTCTAATCTGGATATATCCCCACATTTTGGGCATCCAGCCCCATTTATATGATCTGCTGGCCTTTGTTCAAATTCACCATGAATGGGACAGATTATAATGACTTTGGTATGAGCATTTTTATAACCCACTTTTGAATAATCATACCTATCACCATGTATCATTTCAGATTTTTGAATAAATTCTTCAGTTGTTGATCTTTTAGTACCACCACATTTTGGACAACCTTGTCCTTGTAAATGCTTATATGGAGTTTGTTCAAATTTTCCATGTTTTTTACATATTATTTTAACTTTAGTGTCTATATTCTTATATTTAACCAATTCATATATATAATTATAATTATGTATTATATTAGCAGTTTTAATAAAATTGCATTTACCCATTGAAAATTTTTTTCTTTTTATTTCATTCCCACATTCTTGGCAACCAGATTTTTGATTTATATGGTTATCTGGGGTTTGTTCAAATTCACCATGAGTTTCACAAATGATACAGACTTTGGTTTTGGCATTAATATAATTTACTTTAGAATAATCATATTTATCACCATGAATCAATTTAGCTTTTTCAATGAACTTTTCTTGATATTTCTTTTGTTTTTCTGTTTGTTTAAATACTTTTAACATTAGCAACTCCTTACAGTTGTTATTGTTTATGAGCATGTAGGGCAAACTACATGTTCATTTTTATTTAAAATATAAACTTTTCATCATCAAAATCGTTGATGATTCCTGAAATTGAATCTTCATTATCAATATCATCAGATTCATCACCTGGGTTGATATCAATATCATAATTATCATCAATATCAGGAATTCCAGTTGTGAAATCATCTGCACCAAGTGATGGTTCAAACAATACTAATTCAAGATTGTGAAAGTAGTTAACGCCTCTTTGATATAATGTGTCTTCATCTGAAAAATAACATTTTTTAATTTCAAATGTTGAATTCAAAAAATCTATGTATATTAAATCACCAATTTCAGGTCTTGTCAATTCTATCACAGCAGCTTCTTCTTCAAAGCGATCAATTGACACCTGTAAATTAAGTGTATCGTCTAACTGCAATCCAAATTTTTCCATTAATATATCGTTGTATCCACCACCATTATAAGATTTCACCAACATTTCAATTGTTATATGATCTGTAAAATCTGTTATAGCATGTGGTTCACCAAAAAGAAAGTCTGGTGTATAATCATCTCTTTTTATATATACTGTGTCAATTCCACGTTGTTGAATTGATTCTGTTACTAAGTCTTGAATTAAATCTTGTGTTTGTGTATAGTCTACATGATTGAAATATATAGAAACTGTCATTTGCATAATCCTTGTTTTGGTTAATTTGTTAAAATGTTAAAATGTTAATTCATGTCCTATTAATTGAAGAAAAACGCAACTTTTATATAAAATATATAAATTTTGTATGAAAATCATAAAATTATAACATAATTGTAATATTATATAAATTATTGATATTATTAGAATATTACACAATTAATGAAATTATTCGTGAAACATGTTTTTTATTTTCTAATAAATTCAATATGTTTCACGGCATTAAAAAACATTTAGGTTTTCCGCAGTTTTTTCAAAACATACTTTTGAAACATGCATAAATTCATAATAATATTTATCATAAACCTATTTAAAATTCAATGGACTTAGGTTTTCCGCAGTTTTTTCAAAAAAATGGTCATTTTTGGATACTTTTTTGAAACGCTGAAAGCCTTTATTGACAAGCGTTTTCAGCTAAAATGCACCAGAATAGAATATATATATTATATTATTTATATTTTGTGTTGATTTTTATTTTTTTATCATGTATATTTTTCATATGTGAAATTATATTTTATTTTATAAAAATAAGGGGAATTCTTAAATGGATTTGATTGATTTGAAAAATTGGGAATGGAATGGATTGATTCAAACTGGTTATGGATTTATTCAATGTGAAGAAGATAAGACTGAATTTAATTTTCATAATTTCAATTTTACAATTAATGCTACTAATGATGAAATCAAAAATATATTTACTGATTGTGAGCATTTTGAAAGTCTACATATAAGAACAAAGAATAAACTTATTGAAGTTGTGAAACGGTGTATAGCAGCTACAATATATTATGGAACAAATACACCTATAAGCATCACAGCACATAGATATGATAAAAATCATTCATTGTATAAATTATCAAAAACAAGCTTTAGTGATTTTAAAATGTTGATACATTTAGAAATTTGTGAATTTCTTGATATTACAATAGGACACAGAAAATTTAACACTACAACAAGAAAATATATTAATGTTCCTACATCATATATGATAAATAAAGATTTTATCAATGTTTTAAAAGAACTGGATTTGTTGAAATCTGATAAAATATCAGCAAACTATTCATATGGGTATCTTGGTATGCCCGTGGTAGTGAACTACAAAAATTATGTCACAAAAGAAAAAATACAGATTGATTATAAATATCTCAGTGATAGATCAAAAAGAAAATATTCAAAAGCTTTGGATGATATGAGGGAATTGCAAAAAAATCTTGATAAAATCACAATGAATTATACATTGTTATTTCAAAAAAATAATGGACAATACACAGAATTTTATAAACGTCCTGGTAAATCATCTATACTATTAAATACAGCATTTTATGTAAGAAGGATATTTACATTAAATACTTATAAACGTGATAATAACATTTGTGATTTCAATTTGCATGGGCGTTATTATCATGGGATATCAAATCTTGAAAGTGTTGTTAGAAAAAATAATTTATTCATTAAAGACAATAAAACAGGAAATATATATAAAATGTGTGAATTAGACTATCCAAATTGTTTTGTTCATTTAGCATATTCCATGGTGGGGCTAAATTTACAGGATTTAGGCGTTCAAGATGCATATCTGATACCTTGGGTTGCATCAAACACTAAAAGCGTTGTAGACGCAAAGAGAACACGTTCTATAGTTAAAAAAGTGTTTGTTATATTGTTCAATACAGATAAAAAGGAGAATGTTTGGGAAATTATAAAAAATGTTGATGTTGAAGATAAGAAATTTCCAGAATATTACAATGTAAATGAAGATGATATAAATGATGTTGTTGAAAGCATTATTAGTTTTCATTCACCAATTTCTAAAATATTTCTTTCTAAAGCAGGATTGGAATTGATGTACAAAGAAAGTCAAATTGCACGGGACATTTATCATCATTTTGCTGGAAAAGGCGTACCAATTATTTGTGTGCATGATAGTTTTCTTGTTCCAGAAAATCATATAGATGATTTGGAAAAATATATGTTCAAAAAACTTGGTGTTAAACCCACAATTTAAAAGGAATTTTGTTATGTTTGAAATTATACTTGTAATGTGACTTTTCATATAACAAATGATTGCCAATTTAAAGATGCAAAGAAAATATTTACAAAGGATGGTGTAAAATGATGGAACCTGGTGTTTATACAAACAATAAAACTGGAAATGAATATAGAATATTAGGATTTGGTAAATATACAAATAATTATTGCCTTAAAGATTATAATCAAACAATTATTACAGGTGTTGATTGTACAAATAAACGTGATGGTGATATTGTTAAAATTTATTATGATGTGGGTGGATTTCCTGCAATTAAATATTTCATATATACAGAAGATAAATCTATCAATGAAAT